ACAGGTTGTATCTGATCTTGGATCGTCTTTAGATACAACAATTACTTACACACGAAAAGTAGCTGGAACTTATAACACTGCTACTGGTTCTTTAGCCACGACTGATACAAGCTTTGCAAACATCAAAGTTCCAATTGAATTTATACAGGCAGAGGAAAATGAAGGGAGGGAAATGAGACGAGCAAAATTATATATAACACCTGATTTAATAGGCGATAATCAACCTACGTTGAATGATGAAATTACGTTGAGTTATGCAGGGGGGAATAAGGTTGCACAGATTATTGATATAGATACAAAACGTGGTGGGCAAGTATATTTACATACAATTCAGGTGAGATTCTGATGGCTAGAAGATCTGCTCGTAAAGGTTATGGCCCAAGGGGAACATCTTATACAGAGATGAAGGCAAAGGATTTTGCCGACATGATTAGAAAAGATATAGAAAACACAATAGATGCAGACTTAAATGGATTTGTCCGTGCTGTAGTTAATGATTTAACGTCAGATAGTAAAAAAAATGGGGTTAGTCCTGTTCTTACTGGTTTTTTTGCTTCTAGTTGGAAGGCTGATCATAAAATTATTCAAAAAACAGATGAAAGAAAGAATTTTCCTCGATGGGCAAAGATAAAAACAGTGACGAAAGGACCAAAAGAGAATAGGAAAACTGTATTAGCTCCTGGTCAAAAACCTTTAATTGAACAAAGGTATCCCGTTGAAGTTAAATTTAAAAGAAATAAACCTGTTTTTATTGGTAATGCTGTTAAGTATTCTTCTTGGGCTTTACTTTCACCTAAATCAAAGGTTCCTAATTATTTAGCAGGGACATCTGCTGATAAAAGCATGAAAGCAAAAATAAATAGATTTTTTTCAGATAAACGTCCTGACATTAGAGTAGGAAGTGATATTCGTTTTAAAGCATTTCATAAAAAAAGATTAGAAAGAGAACCATTTTATTCTCCTCAAACTAGTTACAAAAAATCATGACACTTGTAAAAGTTCGAGCTGCTTTTGAAAAAGCAATTACTGATGCAGTTACAACTGCTGATGCTTCTGTGAAAATAATTTATGACAATATTGCTTATACAACTCCTGGAAAAAATGTTAAATACATAATTATGTCAATTGATTTTGGGCAATCTGCTTTACAGAATCAAGGTGCTTCTAGTGATTTTTATTCTGGGTCTATTGTTTGTAATATCTATGTTCCAAAATCAAAAGGAACATCAGTTTTGTCTGCTATTAGTGAGTCTGTAATTGATGGGATTACATCTGTTAATGCTTCTGATTATGTAGATACATTTAATTGCAAACCTAGAATTAGAGACTTGAGTGGTCCTGGAACATTTGAATCAGAAGATGAATCACATTTTGCTGGAGTAATATTTTGTGAATTTTCTGCAAACGCTTAGTATAGTATTGTTATTAATTTAAAAATCTATTTATGGCTAAAGCCATTGAACTCCTTCGCAGCAAATTTGGTATCAGTCAGTTATATCAACATAATGTTGTAAAAGATGACGAAATTGTTTTTACTATTTATTGGCATCCTTTAACTATTGCAGATAGAGAATCAATTCAGAAAAAAACAAATATTAATGATTCTAATGATTTTGCTTTGGCTTTAATGATAGAAAAAGCTTTGGATAAGGATGGTAAAAGATTATTTCAAGATGGTGATAAGCCCGCTTTAAGACGAGAAGTTGAAGCTGCTATTTTGCAGGATATACAATTAGCGATGCTTGAATCGGGTACTGATAAGGAGGTGGAAGAAGTTCAGGCTGATTTGAAAAGCTGATAAATTATCTTATTTTATGTTTGCTTTAGCAAAGGAGTTAGGCATGACTGTCGCTAGTTTGGCAAACGAATTAACGATGGAAGAGGTGATGGGTTGGTCAGCTTATTTTGCTTTAAAGCATGAAGAAGAGGAACGAGAAAAAGATAAAGTTCAAAGAGGTACTGCTAGTAGGACACAAAGCAGGTAAACTAAAGGGATAGTTTGGGCTGGAGGAAAAATAAGTGGCTGAACAGGGATATTCAAGGACTCTTACGTTTGTTGTTAATGATAAACAAATAAAAAGAGCAACTGATAGGTTGTTTCAAAGCTTAGATCGTATCGAGAAAAAATTAGATGTTATTGCAGGTAGAGGCAGAGGAAGTCGGACAGGTTTTATACAAGTTCAGAAGCAAATAGAAGGTACAAATAAAGAATTAGCTTTATTAACGAAAACAGCTTCAACTGCACAGTCAAAATTTAATAATTTACAAAGAACTTTTGAACTTTTTGGTAAAGCAGTTTATGGGTTAAATCAAGCAAGATTAAGTGCCCAAAAAGGTTTAAAAGGACTTACAGATGATGCAAGGACTGGATTTCTTCGTTTAAACAGAGAGATAGGTAAAACTTATTCAATGCTTGATCCCAAGAAAAGGGTTCAGCTTGGGGGGCAATTCAAAGATCTAATTGAATATAGAAGTATGCAGGGTGCTGGCCCTGGTAGTCCACAATTTCGGAATGATGGACGGTTGCGTGGAAGTGGATATTCAACTCAAAAAAGTTTGGCAGGTATTGGAAAAGATGGCCCTTATAGCTTTCTGTATCCTTCCAATACAGGTGGTTTTGGAGGAAATACGTTTCGTTATGAAATGAATAAAAGGTTGGCTTTACGTCAACAAGGTGTAGAAAGGGGAGGAACAGGATTTGCTTCGTTTAGTAGAGATGCTACTTATGAATCTGCATGGCAAAGAGAATTTAGAGCAAGATTGCAAGATCAAGTAGATAGAAGGAATTTTAATCAAGGGAAAAATTTACAACTTCAAACAGCCCGACTATCTACTTCTGGAGTGGATCGACCTGATTATGTTCTGCCTGGGACAAGTATTAGACCTGGATCTGCTGATCCTGTTGCTAAATCAATTAGAAGACATAGAGAAAAAATGGATAAATTGAGAAAAGTTGAATTAAAAACTACAAAACAATTATTAGGAACAGAAAAACAAATTGTTGCTGTTAAAAAGACTCAAGCAATACAAGTGAATGCTACTGCTTATGCACCTGGAGCTATAGGGCCAAGACAGTCTCTATATAACAGATTAGGTTTTGGTGCTGCGGCAAACCCTCAAGGTGTCTTTGCAAATAGTCGAGGTGTTGGTGGACGAAGGGCCAATGCAGTTAGCAGTGGACTAATTGGAGGTTTCTTTCCTCTTTTATTTGGGCAAGGTGGCATGGCGGCTGGTGCTGGTGGTGTTGGAGGAGCAGCAGGTGGTGCATTAGGAGGAGCTTTTGGTTTTGCTGGATCGATTGCTGCAACTGCTATTGCACAAAAGATACAAGAAGCAATAGATTATAGAAAAGCTATTGATAAGTTAAACAAATCAATTCGTTTGACAGGGGGAGATTCTGAGTTTTCGGTTCGTAGTATAAATGCTCTTGCTAAACAGTTAAACGTAACAAAAGAAGAAGCATTACAAGCTGCTCAGAGTTTTGAAGCTTTTGGGGCTGCTGCCAGAATTAATTTAATACAGGTTTTTGGAGATGAGGCTACTTTTAATAGTTTAAAAAATATAAGAAAAACACTTGATGTGCTTCAAAATATTGATCTAATTGAAAAAAGAATAGGAAAAGAAAGAGCCAATCAAGCTTTATATATTGGATTAGCAAGAGGAGGTTTGGCTGCTCAAAAACAAATTTTAGAAGATATGTTCGAATTGGAAGAAAAAGAAGCAAAAGAAAAAGGAGGAAAATTAAAGGGAAGGCGTAAATTCATGGCAACTCTTTCTAGTATGGGGCAAACTTTACTAGGGCAAGGAGGGAAAAGAAATCCATATATTGCACAGTTACAAGAAGAAAATATAGATGATGCTGTTTCGGATGTTTTAAGCAAGCAAGCTGCTGCTACGAGAACATTTAACGAAGAGTTAAGACGTTTAGGTTCTCAAGAGATAGTCAAAAAAATAGCAGGTCCGAGAGATGCTTTGGAAGAATTAATGGACCCTTTAAATCAATTAGTTGCTTTGTCTCAAACTGTAGGAGACTCTTTTTCTGAATCTTTTAGGGGAATAATAAGTGGTTCGATGACAGCACAGGAAGCCTTACGAAACCTATTTCAAAGAACAGCAGATCATTTTGCTGATATGGCGGCACGAATGATTGCGGAGCAAATAAAGATGCAAATAATAGGAATTGGTTTGAAGTTCCTTCAACCTCAAGGTTTAGCTCCTTCTAGAGGAGCTAATACTGGTGGGACAGATATATATGGAAGAGATTTTGATGATCCTGCTTTTGGATTACCTCCTGGTCGAAGTTTTGCCGATGGAGGAAGACCACCTAAAGGAAGAGTCTCACTTGTTGGAGAAAGAGGTCCAGAATTATTTGTACCAGATTCAGCAGGAACCATAGTTCCAAATCATGCAATGGGAGGAGCAAATATTGTTGTTAATGTAGATGCTTCTGGTTCGTCAGTTCAAGGTAATGCAGGACAATCAGAAGAATTAGGACGTATGCTGGCAGCAGCAGTTCAATCTGAACTTGTAAATCAACAACGGCCTGGAGGACTCTTAGCAGGTACACGCTAATGGCAACATTTCCATCAATCTCTCCGCAATATGGAGTTCAAAAAAGATCAGCACCTAACAAGCGTGTGGTTCGTTTTGCTGATGGATATGAACATCGAATTCTATTTGGGTTAGATGCACATACAAATCCAAAAGTTTATTCATTAAAGTTTGAAGTACCAGAATCAGATGCAGATACTATTGAAACATTTTTAGATGCTAGAGCTTTAGATAAT